AAGCGCAGCAAAGCATGGACGAAGGTGATCCGCGAGATCACCATCTCTGCGCGCGGCGGGAGCGATCCCGAAGCCAACCCGCGCCTCCGGGCTGCGATCACGGCGGCCCGCAGCGCCAATATGCCCAACGACACCATCGAGAAAGCGATCAAGCGCGGCTCGGGTGAACTGGGCGGCGCCGCCATCGAGGAGATCAACTACGAAGGCTACGGCCCAGAATTCCTTCCTAGACTTTGTCCTTTACGTCTATCCCGGCTACAAGATCGGTCCACATCACCGCAGATTGGCGAAGATCTTTGAAGATATCGCTGATGGCAAGAAAAAACGGGTTATAGTCAACATTGCACCCCGTCATGGCAAATCAGAGCTAATTTCGTATCTCGCTCCGGCTTGGTTTTTAGGTCGTTTTCCGCAGAAAAAGGTCATCATGGCCTCACATACTGCGGATCTGGCAGTCAATTTCGGTAGAAGGGTGCGAAATCTTGTCGGTTCAGAGAGCTATAAGGACATATTTCCACAGGTCGAGCTACAGGCGGATAGCAAATCAGCTTCCCGGTGGGGCACGAACTATAATGGTGAGTATTTTGCCATTGGTGTGGGTGGTGCTCTTGCCGGTCGTGGTGCCGACCTATTTATTATTGACGATCCTCACTCCGAGCAGGAAGCCAAGCAGCTAAGGGCTGAGGTTTTTGAGCCTGCGTGGGAGTGGTTCCAGTCTGGCCCGGTCCAGCGACTGATGCCGGGTGGTGCGATCATCGTGGTCATGACCCGGTGGTCTAAAATGGACCTGACGGGGAAGATTATTGACCACATGACCCGTAATGAGGACTCGGACCAGTGGGAAGTGGTCGAGTTTCCTGCGCTTCTGAACGATAAGCCGCTCTGGCCTGAGTTCTGGCCGCTGGATGAGTTGCTCGCCAAGAAAGCCTCGATGGACGTGCGGTACTGGCAAGCCCAGTACATGCAGGAGCCGACATCGGAGGAAGGCGCTCTCATCAAGAGGGAGTGGTGGCAGATCTGGGAGGAGGACTCGCCTCCTAGCTGCGAGTTCATAATCATGTCTCTGGATGCCGCTCAGGAGACAAATAACCGCTCTGACTTCAACGCGCTCACGGTCTGGGGGGTCTTCTTCAACGAGGAGACCAAGAACTTCAACATCATTTTGCTAAATTCTATTAAGCAAAGACTGGAGTTCCCAGAGCTTAAAGCCTTAGTATTAGAAGAATATAAGGAGTGGGAACCAGACTCCTTTATAGTAGAGAAGAAATCCAACGGTGCTGCTCTGTATCAGGAGATGCGCCGTATGGGTGTGCCAATTAGCGAGTTCACACCGGGTAAGGGGCAGGACAAGATCTCACGCGTTAATGCGGTGTCGGATCTGTTCGCAGCCGGGATCGTGTGGGCACCGGACAGACGGTGGGCGCGCGAGGTCATTGAGGAGTGCAACGACTTCCCCAGTGGCAGTCATGATGACTTGGTGGACTCCACGACGTTGGCGTTGGCGCGGTTCAGGCAGGGTGGCTTTATCCGTCTGCCGAATGATGAGCCGGAACCGGTGAAGCTGTTTAAGTCCAAGCGGACTGCTGCGTATTATTAGGAGATTTTGAATGTCAGCGAACATGGACAAAGGTCTTTACGCAGCCCCGCAAGGGCTGGACTCGCTCACCGAGGAAGCCCCGCTTGAGATCGAGGTTGTAGACCCGGAAGCGCTCCGTGTGAGTATCGGCGGCGAGGACATTTTGTCGCTGGAGAAAGGCAAGAAGAAGAACGACTTTAATAAGAACCTCGCTGAGGATATTGACGAGACCGTCCTTGCCACGCTGGCTTCGGAGCTTCTGGGTGATTACGAGGCGGATATTGCCGCACGTAAGGACTGGCTGATCGCCTATGTCGAGGGTCTTAAGGTGCTGGGCCTCAAGTACGATGAGCGCACTGAGCCGTGGCCGGGTGCCTGTGGTGTGACCCATCCGCTGCTGATGGAGAGCGCGGTCAAGTTCCAGTCCGAGACGATCATGGAGACGTTCCCGGCGGGTGGCCCCGTGCGAACCAAGATCATCGGCAAGGAGACCCCGGAGAAGAAGGACGCCGCTCAGCGTGTTGAAGCGGACATGAACTACGAGCTTACCGAGGTGATGAAGGAGTATCGCCCGGAGCATGAGCGCCTGCTGATCAGCGTGGCCCTGTCGGGTAATGCGTTCAAGAAGATCTATTTTGACCCGTCGCTGAATCGTCAGACGGCGGTGTTTATTCCGGCTGAAGACATCGTTGTGCCCTACGGCGCGTCAAGCCTTGAGTCCGCTGAGCGTGTTACGCACCGGATGCGTAAGACCAAGAATGACCTTCGTAAACTCCAGTACGCAGAGTTTTACCGGGACGTTGACCTTGGCGATCCGATTCGCGTCATGGACGATGTTGAGAAACAGAAGGCGACCGAGCAGGGCTTCTCTGCTTCTATGGATGACCGGTTCCAGATCCTTGAGATGCATGTGGATCTGGATCTTGAAGGCTATGAAGACAAGGTCGATGGGAAAGAGACGGGCATTGCTCTGCCCTATATCGTCACTATCGAGAAGGGCACTCAGACGGTTCTGGCGATTCGCCGCAACTGGCTGGAGGACGATGAGCTTAAGCTCAAGCGTCAGCACTTCACTCACTACGGGTATATCCCCGGTTTTGGCTTTTACTATTTTGGCCTGATCCACCTTATCGGTGGTCACTCTAAGGCCGCTACGTCCCTCCTCAGACAGCTTATTGACGCTGGTACCCTTGCGAATTTGCCGGGTGGTCTCAAGGCACGCGGACTGAGGATCAAGGGAGACGATACCCCCATCGCTCCGGGCGAGTTCAGGGACGTAGATCTTCCGTCTGGTGCTATCCGCGACAACATTCTGCCGCTTCCTTATAAGGAGCCGAGCCAGACTCTTGCTGCGCTCATGGACAAGGTGGTCGAGGACGCACGTCGCTTCGCTGCGACTGCGGATCTTCAGGTGTCGGACATGTCCGCACAGGCTCCGGTGGGCACTACGCTCGCCATTCTGGAGCGCGCACTGAAGGTGATGTCGGCTGTTCAGGCTCGCATTCACTACACGATGAAGCAGGAGTTCAAGCTCCTCGCCGCGATCATCCGTGATAACACTCCTGAGTCGTATGACTACGAGCCGGAAACCGGGAACAAGTCAGCCAAGAAGTCTGACTATGATCAGGTTGAGGTGATCCCGGTCTCGGACCCCAACGCGTCCACGATGTCGCAGCGGGTTGTGCAGTATCAGGCTGTGCATCAGTTGGCCCAGACGGCTCCGCAGGTGTACGACCTTCCGTATTTGCACCGTCAGATGATCGAGGTTCTTGGCGTTAAGAACGCCAGCAAGATTGTCCCGATGAAGGATGACATGAAGCCGGTGGATCCGGTGACCGAGAACATGAACATCATGATGGGCAAGCCTGTGAAGGCGTTCCTTGAGCAGGATCACGAGGCTCATATTGGTGTCCACATGGCCGCTATGCAGGATCCGAAGATCATGCAGATGATGGGCCAGAACCCGCAGGCACAGGCTCTCATGGCCGCAGCCAGCGCACACCTGATGGAGCATGTGGCCTTCCAGTATCGCAAGGAGATTGAGAAGCAGCTTGGTGCCAGCCTGCCGCCGATGCCGAAGGACGGTGAGGATGCTCAGCCGCTGCCGCCGGAAGTCGAGGCTCAGATTGCTCGTCTGTCTGCACAGGCCGCTGCCCAGCTTCTCCAGAAGGATCAGGCCGAAGCCAAGGCCCAGCAGGCCGCTCAGCAGGCTCAGGATCCGCTCCTCCAGATGCAGCAGATGGAGCTTCAGATCAAGCAGGCTGAAGTCGAGCGCAAGAAGCAGAAGGATATGTTTGACGCACTCCTCAAGGCGTATGACCTCAACAACAAGGAAGAGGCCGCGCAGCATCGCCTTGAACTGGATGGCGCACGGTTGGGTGTTGATATCAAACGGGCCGAGGCTGAACTTAGCCAGCGTGATCAGTCTGAGAAGCAGCGCCACCTGATGGATCTCTTCAAGCAGATCACGCAGATCTCACACGAGTCTGAAATGCACGAGTCCGAGAAGGGCCATGCTTCAGCCATGCAGTCTAATCAGCAGATGCATGATGCTTTCATGCAGAACGCCGCACAGAGCAATAAGCAAGAGGGTACAGAGGAGTAATTTGTGTCAGATAACGCCTTGGACTACCTGATCCGTCAGGTTGAAGAGCAGCGCGAGATTGTTGTTAACAGTGTTCTTACTGGGAATATTTCCGAGCAGGAATACCGCAGATTAATTGGAGTCATTCAGGGTCTTGACTTCAGTACACAGACTATTAAAGACCTTGCCAAACGACTGGAGACAGACGCAGATGAGTGATATTGATATCCTCGCTACCAAGCGAGAAGCTAAGATCGCGGCAGAAGAAGATAAAAAGGCCAAGCAGCTTCCGGAGCCGAAGGGCTATCGCATGCTGTGCATGGTCCCGAAGATCGAAGAAGAATACGAAAGCGGCATTATCAAGTCCGATGAAACCAAGCGTGTAGAAGAGCAGACCACTGTGGTGCTGTTTGTCGCCAAAATGGGCGATATGGCCTACACAGATGAGAACCGCTTCCCGTCTGGTCCGTGGTGCAAGGAGGGTGATTTTGTCCTCGTGCGTCCATATACCGGCACCCGCATCAAGCTGTACGGCACCGAATGGCGAATCATCAATGATGACTCCGTTGAAGCTGTCGTGGAAGACCCCCGTGGCCTGAGCCGCGCATAAGGAGTAGATAATGGCCGATCAAGAAGAATATAAGTTCCCTGACGAGTTCACGGCTGATCCTAAGGACAGCGGCGACGATTTTAAGATTGAGATCGTTGATGACACGCCCCCGCAGGACCGTAACCGTGCCCCGATGCCCAAGGAGGTAGTCGAGGAACTGGAGCAGGATGACCTTGAGGAATATTCCGAAAAGGTAAAGAAGCGTCTGGGCCAGATGAAGAAGGTCTGGCACGACGAGCGCCGTGAAAAAGAAAAGGCGGCTCGTGAACGTGAGGAAGCTGCCCGGTTTGCTGAGAAGGTTCTGGAAGAGAATCGGCAGCTAAAACAGCGGCTGGGTACGGGTGAAAAGGTCTTTATTTCTGAGGTTACCAAGGCTGCTACGGCAGAACTGAACCTCGCTAAGGACGCCCTGCGCCGCGCGATTGATGATAATGATGCTGAGAAGATTGCCGAAGCGCAGGAAGCGCTTACGGATGCCAAGCTTAAGCTGAAGGATTATCAGAATTTTCGTCCCTCTTTACAGGATGAAAATAATGAGGTACAACAGCCACAACAGACTCAAACACAGACCGTAGTTACTGATCGCAAAGCCGAAGCGTGGCGCGAAAAGAATACTTGGTTTGGTACGGACGACGAGATGACCGCCGCCGCACTGGGACTGCACCAAAAATTGGTTCGCGCGCACTCGGACGACCCCGATTACGCACGTAGCGATGATTATTACCGTCAGATTGACGCAACTATGCGGCGGCGTTTCCCCGAATATTACGAGGATTCGCAGCCCACTACGCAGGAG